AGAGTTTGGTGGAACGCTAACATTCTTTGCAAGAAAGTGATCGTTTCCACTATTTACAATCTGACAACTAGCCAAAACAGTTGAAGCGCTAGTGTTACAGATTCTGATACCAATAACTGCATCAAAGTCTCCACCAGTTACTAAAGTGACT